CTCATGGCGATCGACTGGACCATCGCGTGCTACGCGCAGCCCACGCTGGTGATCAACCAGCCGCTGGCGCAGCAGGCCCTGACCGACCACCTCGCCCTCAAGAACGCCACGCAGTCCACGCTGGGCGTCCCCCAGGAGGCGCTGCGCTCGGACGAGATCATGGCGTCGATGCTGATCCAGGCCGGTGCGGTACCGCCGACCAAGTTCAGCGGCAAGCAGAAGACCCCAGACGGCTCACCGAAGGAAGTATGGGCGTTCTCCAAGTCCGACACCGACTTCATGGACCTGCTCGAGTGCGGCAACCCGCAGGTCGAGGCCCTGGTCGAAGCCCGGTTGGCGAACAAGACCTCGATCGTCGAGACACGCCTTGCATCGTTCGGAGAGATCGGCCGGCGCGGGCGCCTACCCTACCCCCTCGCCTACGCTGCGGCGCAGCCCACACTGCGCTGGCAGGCGTACATGGGCCAGAAGATCAACCTACAGAACCTGCCCCGCGCCAAGAAAGGCCAGCGCTCGGCGCTGCGCGATGCGATCGAGGCGCCCCCCGGTTACAAGATGCTGGTGATCGACCTCTCCCAGATCGAGCTGCGCGTGAACGCCTGGCTCGCCGGGCAGCAGTCCGTGCTGGACACGCTGGCGGCCGGTGGCGATGTGTACTCGCTCATGGCGGGCCGCATCTACGGCTACATGATCGACAAGAAACAGCACCCGGTCGAGCGGTTCGTGGGCAAGACCGCCACGCTCGGCTGCGGGTACCAGTGCGGCGGCGAGAAGTTCACTACGATGCTGCGCGTGGCCGCACGCCGCGATGGGTTCAAGCTACAAGACGAGTCGCTGGACTTCGGCAATGCCGTAGTGAAGGCGTACCGCGACGAGAACCCGATGATCAAGGCGTTCTGGGCAGACTGCCAGCGCGTACTGCAGGTGATGGCGCAGGGCGGCGACACGCAGCTCGGCCCGCTCACGATCCACAACGGGCAGATTTACATGCCCGATGGGATGTGGATGTACTACCCGAACCTGCGCTGGTACACCGACCCGGAGTCCGGCAAAGAGGGTTGGGTGTACGACAAAAAGCTCGGGCGCGGCGTGGCCAAAAAGTGGATATACGGTGGCCTGCTGGACGAGAACCTGTCGCAGCGCATCGCCCGCGGCATCATGCGTGACGGCATCCTGCGTATCCGGCAGCGGTACTGGGCGGCTGGCAGCGTTCACGATGAAGCCATCGTGCTGATCCCAGAGAACGAAAACGAAACGCAGGCCATGGACTTCGCCACGGCCTGCATGGTGCAACGGCCCGCATGGGCGCCTCATCTTCCGCTCGCCGCGGAAGGTGGGATCGGACGGTGCTACGGCGATGCCAAGTGACATGGTTCCACTTCCGGGAGCATCTCCCAAACTCACCGATTGGCAGGTAAACGACCTAGCCAATTACGTCAAGAACGGCGGTACCCCTACACCGCACCTGATTAACCTACTGGTCACCAACCCCGCACTCAGCGTAGCAACGGCACTGGCCATACCGAAGCCTGTCCCACAACCCATGCTACCGATGCCGCCGTCGCCTGCCATGGTCCAGGCGCTTGGCGCTCAGAAGGGCAATTACAAGCCGCCGAAGGCGCGCGATGCTGAGACTGGGGTTGTTGAAGGCCATGACGACTACGTCGAGCTGTGGTACATCGACCACGACAGCGCGGCGCCCCCTACCGACGGCCTTCCGCGCATGGTCATCAAGCCGTGGAAGATCGCCGTCGACGTCGACGAGACCGTGTTCGACAACAATCCGCGTATCGTGCAGCCAGGGCAGTTGTTCCGCACGCGGGGGTCGGCACAAGCGAAGATCAACGCGATGTACCGCGCCATGTTTCGCCGTGAGATCGGCGGCATTCTCGAGCGCCTCGTGCTGGCAGGGTTCGAGCAGGGCGTCTGCGAAGACCCGGAGACCACGCTGGCTGGCGCACTGCAGGCTTACCTCAAGGATACGACCCCATGAGCACGTGGATCGAACGACTGGAAGAAGAACGTGACGAGCTTGCCGCGAAGCTGGAAAAGCTCAAAGCCGTCGCCCATGCACGACATCGCCCGGACCATATCAGCGCGGTGCAGTGGGCCATGATGCAGTCCCAGGTACGTTGGATGGAGGGTTACCTCAGTCTACTCAAGTACCGCATCGAAGACTCGGAGCATGAAGCATGAGCCGCCCGATCATCGCGTGGTCGTTCAGCGCGTACAGCGACTTCAACAACTGCGCCTACAAGTATTACCGGGTGCGTGTGGCGAAGGACATCAACGACACCAACCAGGCGAACGCCAAGGGTGACGACGACCACAAGGCCTTCGAGAACTATGTCGGCAAGACGATCAAGCTGCCGGAGCATCTGGAGCGGTTCAAGCCGGGTCTCGACAAGCTCAAGCGCGCGCCGGGACACATCATCACGGAGGGGAAGTTCGCGCTCGATCAGAACTACAACCCGTGCGATTTCAAGGACTGGCAGAACGCGTGGGTACGCGCCATCACGGACTACAGCGTGATCAATGGCACCACCTGCGCCACGATCGACTACAAGTTCGGCAAGCCGCGCAAGGACAGTGACCAGAACGCCCTGGTCGCCGCCGTGCTGATGCACACGTACCCGCAGCTGCAGCTGGTCAAGACAGCGTACTGGTATGCGCTGCACGACAAGTGGGTGCCGGACCAGTTCACCCGCGAGGATATCCCGGGTATCTGGAATCGGTTCCTGCCGACGATCAACAAGATGGTCCAGGCGAAGCAGCGCAACGAGTGGCCGAAGACGCCCAACCCGCTGTGTGCGTGGTGCCCGGTCCACGACTGCCAATGGAACAAAAATCCTCAATTCATGCCGCAGGGGCCAACCTAAGGAGATCCACATGTTCGGAATGATGCAGCACCTCAACGTCGTCCTGTGCGCCACCGCCGACGACGCCATCGCCCAGGGCTACCACAAGGACGGCAAGTACAAGGACAGCAAGGCGGTGGCCATCGACAAGGTGGTGATCGTGCGCGAGGGCACCCAGGGCGGTAACCCCTCCGTCGACCTCGTACTCAAGGACGAAGCGGGTAATCAGTACGTGGTGATGGTGACCGGGCGGTTGCTCAAGAGCCTGCCGCTGTGATCGACGAGACGATCCGGACGCTCGACGACGTCATCGCGTGGCACGAGCGCCGTGTGGCGTTCTTCAGCCACGGTGGCATGCCGTGGGGTGCGATGGCCCACCAGTCCCAACAGATCATCGAGGTGCTCCGTGGCATCCACACCGGAGGTCAAGGCAAAGGCTCAGATTCTGCGACAGCTCCGTGCGACGGTAGCGAAGCTGGGTCTGAACCTCTGGCTTGAAACACACGCCGGGGATGCCTTCAGCACGCCGACACTGGACATCACCGGTGTGCTGAAGCATCCTGATCACCGCAACACCTATGGCGTTCCGTTCGCCATTGAAGTGAAGCGGTTTGATGGGCGCGGCAAGCTAACGGGCAGGCAGGAACAGACGATGCAGACGATGCGCTCATCGGGTATCGCTGTGTTCCTGATCGACAGCGAAGACTCACTCTCTGACTTTATTTCGTGGATGGAGCGGCAATGGCCTCTACAACTCCTACTCTCTACAAAGGCCACCTGATCATCGAGAACGATCCCCGCATCGAGGCGCTGATGCCCCATGCGAAAAAGATCGTTCAAGATGGCCGCGTGTTCGCTGTCGTACCCCACAAGCTCGACGAGCACCGCGTGCTGCGGAACCTGGGGTATGACATCGCGCCGCCGATCCTCACCGACTACCAGTGGCCGATCGTGGATGGCTTCCAACCGTTCGACGCGCAGCGCTACACCGCGGCGATGATCGCGGTCAACGACGTGAGCTACGTGCTCAACGACCTGGGTACCGGCAAGACCCGCGCGTCGCTGTTCGCGTTCGACTACCTGAAGTCGCAGGGTATCGTGCACAAGGCGCTGGTGGTCGCGCCGCTCTCCACGCTGGTACCGACGTGGAAGCGCGAGGTGGCCAAGACGTACCTGCACATGAAGTGCAACGTGCTGCACGGCTCGGCGGACAAGCGGCACAAGCTCCTTGCGGAGGATGCGGATATCTACGTGGTGAATCATCACGGGCTCGAGATCATCGAGGAGGCGCTGAGCAAGCGCCCCGACATCGACATGATCATCTACGACGAGCTCACGGTGCTGAAGAACCAGAAGACCGACCTGTGGAAGTGCGCCAACCGCGTGTTCCGCTTCCCGCACCTCAAGCGGCTGACCGGCATGACGGGCCTGCTCACGCCCCAGGCGCCGACCGACGCGTACGGTGCGCTGAAGGCCTTCACGCCGCGCGTGTTGCAGGGGCTCTCGTTCGGTCGGTTCCGCGACCAGACCATGCGCAAGATCACCAACTTCCGCTGGCTGCCACGGCACGATGCCAATGAGACGGTGTTCCGCATGGCACAGCCGTCCGTGCGGTTCACCCGCGACCAGTGCGTGGACCTGCCGCCGTGCCAGTACGTGGACTACGAGTGTGCGCTCAGCGCCGAGCAGCAGAAGCTGTTCAAGCAGCTGAAGAACGAGTTCGCCGCGCAGCTGGCCAGTGGTGAGATCACCGTGGCCAACGAGGCGGACAAGATCAACAAGATGCTGCAGGTGATCCTGGGCTGCGTGTATCAGGCGGACGGCAGCGTGGCGTACCTCGACTGCGGCCCGCGCCTGAAAGTGCTGGACGAGATCACCGACGCCACGCATGGCAAGCTGATCGTGTTCACGCCCTACAAGCACAGCCTGAAGGTCCTGTCGGACCACTACGGCACGAGGAACGTCAGCAATGTCCATGTATCCGGTGACACCCCCGTGGGCGAGCGCAATCGCATCTTTCAGGCGTTCCAAGATGACCCGACGTTGCGCGTACTGGTCGCGCATCCCGTGTGCATGTCGCACGGCCTCACGCTCACCGAAGCGAGCACCATTGCGTGGTGGGGCCTACCGCCCAGTGTGGAAGTGTACGAGCAGGCCAACGCTCGCATCACGCGTCCAGGTCAAAAACGCCATCAGTACATCGCGCACATTGTGGCTACGTCTCTTGAAAAACAACGGTACCGGCAGCTTGAGTCGAAGATCGACACTGCGGGTCTACTCATGGAGATGGTGAAAAACCAACAGCTTTCGGAGGTGCTATGAATCCGCTACTACCCCAGGATGATCAGCGCAACATGACGGCCGCGGAATACGCCGAGCGGCAGCGTGCGCACAACGAGCTCATAACTAAGTATCAGAACCAGCTGCAGCAGGCTTCGGAGGCTATGGGCTTGGGCGGGGGTCTTCCGCAGATGATGGCGAATGCCCACGCGTCTCAGCTCAACGCTGCACAGGCCCAGAACCAAGCCATGGGTGCAGGCATGCCCAGCAAGGCCCGCTACGAGATCGACGGCAAGCCGTTGATCGACGACATCGAGTAACCCGTGGGGACACCCGCGCCGCCTGTATGGTCCCGCAGGCTGTTTGACGCACAGATGGACTCGCAGCTCCAGGGTGTAACCCTGGGCCCGCGCAACACCCTTAGCGACGGCCAACCCGTCATCGACGATCTACCGGAGCCCTCTCATGATCCACAATCCGTTCCTGCAAACCCCGCCCCCGCCCCCGAGCCCCCCGACTTCTACTGGGCCGGCGAACCCGTTTACTACGATGTCACCCG